GCTGAGAATAAATTTGCCAGCCAGATATTGAACAATCCAGAGGGCAAATATTGGCGTATTGTGGCCACATCACAAGACATTGCATAATGGCATCATTAAGCGTAAATATAAAAGGATTAGATAAGTTACAGGATAAGATAAGCAAACTTCCTAAGGAATTGCAGGAGGAGGTTGTGGGTGAAATACAGGCATGGGGATATGATGTAAATGCTGAACAGATAGGATTGATAAGCCAGCAAAAGATACAAGATTTAGGCGGTTTACAGCAAAATACAAAAGCATTGCCAAAGCCTGACGGGGTTGAATTGATAAGCAACGTATATTATGCGCCTTATATCGAATTTGGAACGGGACCAAAGGTAAAAGTGCCAGCAGAATTAAATGATTATGCCAGCCAATTTAGGGGCAAAAAAAGAGGTGATTTTAGGACATTTGTTAAGGCATTGGAGGCATGGTTAAAACGCAAAGGGGGCAATCCTAAGTTTGCATTTAAAGCGGCATTAAATATTATTGCAAATGGTCAGGAGGCACGGCCATACTTTTTCCCTCCGTACCTTAGAAAACGAAAAGATTTGATAAACAGGCTAAATGTCGTAATTGGTAAAATAATATGAAAGATCCGATAAAGTTTATAAAGTCCGCATATTACACGGCATTAGATGGCGCAATTACTTATAATGGATCTACTATACCGGTATATGATGAAGAGGCGGATGAAACAGGGGGGGATTATTACATTGTGATTTCCACTATTGTAGATGCCGATTTACCAAATAAAGGTAAATTTATGAATGAAGTGGAGGTGTTGATTGATGTGGTTAGTCAAAACAATTGGCGGGTGGATTTGGTAAAGCAGATAGTTGACGCAATAACCGCAAAGGTGTTAAATACAATAATACCTTCGATTAACACTACTTCGCTGCCTGGTAATGCGGATTTTCAGATAGTAGATGTTAGGAAGTCGGCCAGTCAACACGTACCGATTTTAGATACCGGCACAAAGAAGATAGTTAGAAGGTTAACAAGATTTACTCAAATAATAATCGAAAAATAAAATGGGACAAATTCAAGGATCATCAGTTACAATGCAACTCCGCGAAAACGGATCAACGGGAGCTTATTTAAATGTAGTTTGTGAAACTACATCAAGCCTTTCCGGATCTGCATCTGTTAGTACAGAAGTAACTAAATGTAATACACTTACATCTGTTGCAAGCCCTACAATTACATTTTCAGTTGAAGGTATTGCAGAAACATCTCCTTCATCTGGTCAAGTAAGTCTTGAGCAATTATTAGGATGGTTTACTGCCAAATCTTTGCTTGATATTTTATACGAAGATCCAGAAGGTGGCGGAACAAATTTTTATGTACAAGGTACAGGATACATGACTGAATTTGGTATAACTTCGCCTTCAGAGGGTAATGTAAGTTTTACAGCTTCATTCCAATTGACAGGATCAATCGATGTAACTCCATAATTATGAATATAAACGGGAAAGATGTAAGCCTCCGCTTCGGGATGCTTAGTGTAGAGATATTCTTAGGAGAGGCCGCAAAATTTGACGGCCTTTCTTATTACAGCTCATACGCAATCAGCAAAATCATTTATGCTGGCATGGTAAATTATTACGAGGTCAAAGGACAAAAGCATCCATTGACATTTGAAGAGATATACGATTTTATCGAAAATACCATGCTTACAAAAGCTGACATGGCTCAGATTACAGATGTGATTAATGAGTTCAGCAATTGTCAGGCATTGAAGCGTAAAACCGAAGATTTGGCAGAGGTCAATGAAGAGTTAAAAAAAAAGAACACGGATGGCATGATACAAGAGTCACAGCCTATGCCGCAGGGTTAAAACCTGATGAGTATTTTTGGATGAAGCCTGTTGACTTTTATCAGTTCATTGAAGGGTATAATAAGAGATTGATTGATGAGCATGAGATTGCGAGGCGGCAGGCTTATTTTATGTTAGCTCCGCATCTTAGCAAGCCGATGACAATCGGTCAATTTTATAAAGAATATTGGCCATTGCCGGATGATAAAATTGAAGAAAACACAAGGCAAAAAAGGTTATTGGATAAGTTAAAGAGATTAAAAGAAAATGGCAGCAGAGCAACTTCAGATACAAGTACAGGCTAACGTAAGCAATGCCGTTAATAATTTAAATGATTTAAATAAATCATTAGTTAGTACTAATAATGCGGCCGTAAAAACCGGAACGACCGGAATGCAATCTTTGGCCAAAGGTGCAAATACCGCCAATACATCCATGATTAATTTGGGGCGTACCGTATCGGATGCGCCTTTCGGCTTTATTGGTATTGCTAATAACATTGGGCCATTAGTCGAGAATTTTGTCCAGTTAAAAAAAGAATCTGGAAGTACAGGCGGCGCATTAAAACAATTAGGCGCAAGTTTAGCTGGCCCGGGTGGTGTTATTGTTGGAATACAATTAGCGGTAGCTGCAGTGCAATTTGCTCAGTTAGGGTTTGATAGGTGGTTTAAATCTACAAAGGAAACAAAAAAAGAAACAGAATCATTATCAGAAACAATAAATAGTGTAACAACTAATTTAAGTAAGGAGATTGTTCAAGTTACAAAACTTGTAGAATTAATAAAATCAGAAAATACAAGTCGTAAATTAAAAAAGGAAGCAATTGATGAATTAATTAAAGTTGCACCTGATTATTTTGATAATCTTAATAAAGAAAATGTAGCAATTGATAAATTAGATGCTGCATATCAAAAGTATATTAACACTATACAACTTCGTATTAGAGCAACTGTAATAGAAAAACAATTAGGTGATATTATTTCAGCGGAACAGCAAATAAATACTCTTCGTAGTGCAAGAAGTAAAGATCCTTTTGGGTTAAAAAATTTAATGGATCAAAATTCATTAAGAAAAATTGAGACATTAGAATTAAAGGAACAAAATAAAGAAAATGCCAAAATATTAAATTTAGGTAGTCAAAAATCAATTTTATTAAATGAACTTATAGGACTTCAACAAGAAATTAATAATATTGATGGAAAAAATAAAGTTGTAAAAGATAAAGAAAAAAGTGTTCAAGATAATATAAATGATTTACTAAAAGATTATAAAGAAGAGCTTGCTGGAATTAGATACGAAGGTCAGATAAAAGGATTAAATGTAAGCAATCAATTATTAGAAACTAATTTAAACTTTTTAGTTCGTGCTGCTAAATTGGTAGGTCAAACAGGACAAGCTTATAAATCTATAAATGTAGATACTCAAAAGTTTGCTGATGCTGCCGCTAATCAAAAGATTGTCGATGTTATTACAGCGTATCAAAATGGATTAAGTGAGTTAGATATAAAGCAAGCCATTACCGGACAAGATCAGTTAAATGCTCGTATTAATGCTGCTACTGACGCACTTGTAAAACTTAAAACATTAGGAGTTCAAGATACTAATGAGGAGTTTATAAAGTTGCAAAATACTTTAAATGGTTTACAGGCCGAAGTTGGTTTGGCTGAAATAAGAAAGCGTACCGAAGAAATTACAAAAGTTTGGGAAAGATTCAATTTACAAATAAGCAAATTAGATTTTAATAAAACTAAAAACCCATTAGAAGCATTAAAATCTCGTATTGATTTAATAGGCAATACAATACAAGATTTAAAATCTAAAGGTTTGACTGACAAAGATTTGGGCATTCAGTTATTAAATGTTCAGTTTGAGCAATTAGGTGCACAATTTGAAAAGTTAAAAGAACAAAAAGAATTATTTGATCAATTGCAACAAACAATAGAAGGTGGTTTGACAAATGCTTTTAGTTCAGTTTTTGAAGCAATATTAAATGGTGAGGATGCTTTTCAAGCATTGTCACAAAGCGTTAAACAATTAGTAGCTGAATTGGCAAAAGCGGTTATTAAATCATTGATTTTAAAAGCTATTACAAGCGCAATCGCACCTGGAAGTGGTGCATTAGCAGGCGGTATTGGCGGCACAATGATAAGAGGCGATATGTTAAGAAATATAACTTTAGGCAGATAATATGGCATATATTTTAAGATATAGATGCGAATTTGATACAATTAAAGGCCGGCAGGTTAAGGTAGATATTGAAAAGGAGCGTAATATTGTTAGTCCAGTTAATTTTTCGGCTATTGCAGCGTCTGTATTTTCTGCATCAAATAATAGTTTAGTAACCGGAACTCAAGCATTGACATTTTTAGAAGTTGGAGATATTATAACAATAAGCGGAACGGCAAACAATAATAAAACATTTACTTTAAAAGATTTTAGCTATACAACTGCTGGCTTTGGATCTACAACATTATTCTTTAATGAAGCTGTCATTGATGAAACTGATGGATCTTTTCAAATGACAATTTCAGCCCCGTCGGTTACTAATTTAACCGCTTCATCTGAATCACCATTAGAATTATCATATGCTAATGGTGAGTTTGAAAAAATGAATCCAATTAGGGAAAGCAAAATGAGAATTAAGATATTGACTGATAATGTAACTTATGAAGATTTTACAGTCAATTATGATACTCAGTATAAAGTTAAATTATATATAGATAATACTTTAGAATGGTCAGGATGGTTAGATAATGATTACATAACCGAATTGTTTTTAGATACTTTAAAGGAGATTGAACTATCTGCAAATGATGGTTTGTCTATTCTTAAAACCATGCCATTAAAAACTCAAACGGGTGATCAGATGTGGGGGTTTTTTAGGATTAAAGAATTTATTGCCAATGCTTTATTTCCTACTGGATTAAATTTAGATTTTGTTTCTTTTATAAATATGTATCCCGAAAATGTAGTTGAGCGCAATTATTTGCCTCCGACATTTTGGGATAATGATGCGTTCTTTTATGCCCGTATTTATGCATCTGCTTTTTTAAAGGGGCCGCGTGATTTTGATGATTGTTATGAAGTCTTATCTAAAATCATGCAGGCTTTTGGATGTACTTTATATCAGGCTCGAGGTAAATGGTATATTGTTCAAACAAATGATAGGATTGCAGGTGTTTTGGATGCTACAATCAGAGATTATACTGGGGCGGCTACTGGCATATCTATGAATCAATCATTTAAAATTGACATAGGATTAAATGAGGTTACTAAATTAATTAATGCAGATGCTTTGGTTAGTTTAGAAAAGCCATTTAAAGAGGTTGCAATCAAACATAAATTTGATATGCCTCCTATCTATTTTAGAAACTTTGATTTATTAGATACAGCGCCAGATGCTTATTCTGGTGTAGCTCCTGCATATTGGACAGGCGCGCCTTCAAATTTGGCTACATTCTACGGATATATAAATCAAGGGGAGGTGTTTATTGATACCGAAGCCGTAACTGGGGCGGAAATTAGAAGGGGTATTAAATTACAGGGCGGATCAGGAATAAGACTTCCCGGAGCTAAAATGACTACATTATATCCAGTTAATGCAGGTGATATTATAAATTTTGGGTGTTCTGTCAAATTTAATGTAGCTTATTTTCAATTTGGAAGAGCATGGGTACATATTTTATTTGTTAGCACAACTGGTCAGCAGTATTATATGAGTGCAGATGGATTTTGGTACACAAATTTTACAGCTGCTGGATATGTTTACAATAAAGATGAAGATAGAAGATTTTGGAAATCGTATAGCATAACATCGAAAGGAGTTCCTTCAAATGGAACGGTATCAATAATATTAACAGGAACAGGAAATAATATAATACCTAATGCAGTATTTGATGTTTTTTATAAAGATTTAGATTTTAGCATTGTTACTTCATTTAATGAAATGACCGAAGTTGATGGTTTTGAATATGTTTGTTCGCAATCTGCCAATCTTAAAAATCAATATGATAATGAAATATTTATGGCAGATGCCCCAAATATATCAACGAAAGGAAGCATATTAGAAACAGACTACGTTAAAATAGGAAATTGGAGATATAAAGGCACTCATAATATTCCTACTAACCCAATTTTGCCATTTGCTAAATATATAACCCGTACATATTGGCGTAGTATGTATCGTAAATTCATGAGATTAGAAGGGCGGTTGTATGATTTATATCAGGGCAGCAGATTATTAAGTCCTTTAAATAGTGTAGAGTTTACAGAAGTTGAAGATAAAGAATTTATGATTACTACCTTGCAAATGGATATTAGGCAAGAATCAGCAGAGTTTACAATGATTGAATTGAGAAATACGGCAAATAATAGCGATTTTACTCAAAATGGAACTGAATCATTTAGGTATTTAAACGTAAAAGCAAAGGATGAAAATGATCCTATTAAAGAACCTAAAACGCCTATCGATTGGAAATTTGGAACTTTAGGCGTTATTTCATCATTAATGAGAAGAAATAAAAGGAGAAGATTTAATAATTATTCATAATGGAAAATCTAATATTAGTCAAAATAATAGGCGATCCTGATTTTGAACAAGTTGCTGATAATATGTTAGCAAAAGACATTCAATCAGGTAAACTTTATATTGGTAACTTAACCGATGTAATGGATGAAATAAAGACTGATAAATCAAATAACTGGGCAAAAATGTTTTTTTATGGAAGTAGTTAAAATATTAGGCAAGGCATCGCCAAAGCTAAGCGAAGAAGATATTTATACAGTGCCGGCTGGTAAAGGGTGTGTAATATCGCATATAAATATTTGTAATGCAGATGTTTATGATACTGACATATCAATACAGATTGGCCAGCCTAATGATTTTCTTTATAATTCAGATTTGACATACGCTGAATACGGAATGTTAGTTTATGCTAAATGTTCAGCACAGAGACTAAAAGGAGTAACACTTGCAGAAGGTGATGTAATAAAGGTTGCAAGCAGCAATGATTTTGTTACATTTATATTATTTGGAAGTGAATTTGATCAAATTTTACCAGGAGCGTAATTATGGCACAATTAAAAGGAGACGATTTAGTATTATATGCTTATGAGGATTTAGAGCCTATTGGCTGCGAAGATTCATTTATTCTGAATATTACAGCTAATGAGATAATAACAACCACTAAGGGCAGCGGAAGGGCAACTAATAGGGAATATGGCAGTTACGACTGGAACATCCAATGCACTGGCGTAATTACTTTAAATGAATCAGGAAAAGTTACATCACTACATTTTAATGATAATATTATTAAAGGCAAAAAGGTAGCCATAAAAGCTTCTGTTGGCAGTGAGTTTTATTTTGGTTTAGGTATTATTACAAGTTCAGCTAATACCGGAACGTCAGGTGAGTTTGCCAAATTTGATGTTACCATATCAGGAGATGGGCCGTTATATAGTACAAACGAATTAAAGAATACCGAAAATGAGCCCACATATTTAACGTATTCAAGTACAACATATTCTATTACATATTCTTCGGTTGATTTGTTTAGAGCTAACATTTTAATGGTATTTGTTAATGATGTTTATTATGCTCCTGATTTATATGAATTTTTACCAAGTAATGGTTATGGAAGTGGAGTAATAACATTTGATTCTGCTTTGCCAAGCGGTCAAACAGTTAAAATATTTTTTATTCCGGAATAGGTTGACAAATTAATTAAAGCGGCAAAAAATGAAGATTAATTTTGATTTTATGAGGTATTTATTAGCTTTTATACTGATTTTGGTTACTTTTTCAGTAAATGCTCAAAACAGATTCCAATCGGTAGACAGCGCAAAGAATTACGTTTTAAGATATGTAAAGAATAGCGCGGTTGAGACTTTTACCAATTGGCGGGCGCAAAATGTGGCATATGGCACTTTGGAGCTTTTGGATAGTTTGGCTGGATCGGGAGCAATTGACAGCATTTGGAAAACAGGAGATACATTAAAATATAGTAAGTCAGGTGTTAATTATGTTATTGGAACTGTCGGCGGATCTATCCCGACCTTGCAGCAGGTTACAACGGCTGGCAATATAACAACGGATAGTATTATAAGTCCTGTTTTTGTTATTGATGGTATAACATCAGATTTTGCCATATCAGAAGATGGAGCAGGTAGTGGAGCTTTGGCTATAAAAAACAGAGACGGAACTTACCCAACAGTAAGAATAGGTAATCAATTAAATTTAAGAAATAGCGCTGGAAATGCAACCGTACTTTTAAAAAGCACAACTGCTGCAAATTATACAACTACTCTTCCAGATACAACAGGCAATTTATCTGTTGGTGTTGCAGCCAATGGCACTACATACATGGCAGGAACGAACGGAATAACAAACATCGGCAACACCGACACTGCAACCGTAGTAAAAGCCTACGTAACAAATGCCGAAGCGGTTACGATTACAAAAGGGCAGGTGGTTTATATTTTTGGCGCAAGTGGTGACAGGGCATCAGTAAAGTTAGCAAAGAATACAAGCGATACATTCAGCTCGAAAACTTTGGGTATAGTTAGGGCGGATATTGCAGCGGGGCAGGCTGGATGGATTACTACACAAGGTCAGGTGAGCGGAATAAATTTAGGTGCATATACGGCGGGGGATGTTTTATGGCTTGATAGCGTGCCGGGTGGGTTTACAGCTACAAAGCCACAAGCTCCTTATCATAGTGTTTTTGTTGGTGTTGTTGAAAGGGCAAACGCTGGTAATGGTTTGATTTATGTTAAGCCACAAAACGGAGTAGAATTAGATGAGCTGCATGACGTTAGGATTACAAGCCTTGCCAATAATGAAATAATAAGATACAATTCTTCGCTTGGGTATTGGGAGAATAAGACCGTTGAAAGTATCCTGCAATTTGATACCGTTCCTTTGGCGGTCTTTGGTGCGGGTAGCGGTGCGGCAGGTGATACGGCAGCTTTCAGCACATCGGCGGTGTATGGTAGCTTTTACAATGCAGGAAGCGATACTTTGATTATTACACAAATGAGAGCAGGCGTGTTAGGTACTTCGCCAAACATTACGACAGAAGTATATTGGAACGATAGCTTAAATATTACGGCAGGTGCAACTATTTTGGTGAGTGGCGGCACATCTGTAACGGGTACGATAGGAGCGACAAATGTAACATCATTTACCAATAATAAGATACCGCCAAATGTATGGGTGTTTGTAAGGACATCAGCGGTGGCTACAAAGCCGACTTATTTTACTTTGACCTTGTTAGGGTATAAAAAGAGAATATGAGATTTACTTTTGTAATATTAGTTTTTTTTAATTTAGGTGCGGATGCGCAAATGATTATAAAGGCGCACGCTAATTACCGACCTTATGCGGTAGCTGCTCAAAATCTTTTATTAGATGACTATCCCAATGCTGCTGCTGCTTATTCTTTGCGGAAGTTAGATAAGGATTATACAGGTAGCGCAATAAGGGTCAGGAGGTCGAATGATAATAGTGAGCAGGATATTGGGTTTACATCGGCAGGTGATTTAGATACTGCTTCGCTCAAAACTTTCGTAGGTGCAAATAGTGGGTTTGTTACAACATTATATAATCAAGCTGATAGTGCAGGTGTGTTTGGGATAAGAAATGCAACGCAGACGGTGGCGGCTAATCAGAGAAGGATAGTAGTTTCAGGAACAATACAAAGAGAAAACGGAAAACCTGTTATTATAGACGGAAGCGTTTTTACAGCTTACACAATAACTTATTTCGATGTTACTCAGAATTGGTATTTTTTCTCCACAGTAAAACCAAGCACACTTGCCTCACAACAAATTACAATAGGAAATCAAGGTCCTGGTGGATTTATAGGACCTATTTTTATAGGTTTTGGTAGAAGTAGTAGGCAATATTTAACTTGGTATAATGCATATTTATCAAATTCAACAAATGCACTGACTACAAATCAACAGCTATTAACTTATTTTAAAACAGGGACAACAAGTAATTGGAGCTATGGATATTTTACAAATGGTGCAGCGAATGGCTCATTTACAAATTCTGGTAATCCTCCAAACATAACTACAAATTTTGGTTTAGGCGTATTTCTTTCACCTATGATAGAATTTATTCTTTACACTTCCGACCAATCATCCAACCGTACTGGCATCGAAACAAATATAAATACTTACTATTCAATCTATTAAAATGGCATATATTAAAGTACTTCCACAAGCAGGATTAACATCAGAACAGAGAGCAGAGGCTATCTCTTATGAACTATGGGCAATAAGCAGACCGCCTGCTATTAGAAATCCGAATGATGTAACTACCTATCTTTTTGGATGGGTGAAGCATCCAACGCAAGACGCTGCATATACAGAAGTTGTAGATACGGCTTTGGATGTTGAGTTGGATTACAACATAATTGTACATCCCGAAAACAATTTAACAAATCTTATTGCTTTGTTTCCTGAGTTATCACAAGCGGAAAAGGATGGGTTAGCGGCGTTTATTGAATCACAGCAAAGCTTTCCGTTTCAGTATATCGTGCCATCGGATGTTACGGTATTTACTTATGAGCAAATGAAAGATTCAGGATGGTTTCCTGAGCCTGATTTTGGAGGGTTGATATGAGAGGGTTTGTATTATTAATTACGGCTATACTAATAGCAATAATAATACTGCCGATTGGTTTTGGATATCAGATTATAAGTTCTTTGTTTAAATCGGTAAATGAGTATTTATTTAAAGTAGCAAAAAGCATAGACCAGTTGGGGAATGTGGTTTGCCGGGACTTGTTTAATGATACTTTGATAAAGAAAAACGGATACCGATTTGGAAATGAAGATGTGACTATTAGTCACGTATTGGGAAAGAATGAAGAGACAAAAACATTGAGCATTTTGGGTAAAGGTTTAGCATGGATATTAAATACAATAGATAAGGACCACAATAAAAAAGCGATTGAGAGATGAGCGCAAAGATTGAAGTAATAAGCATTTGGATGTTAAGCATTATTGCTTTTGTAACACAAAATAATGTCATGTTTGCCCTTACGGTAGTTGGCAACATTGTATGGATTATAAGAAACTTGCCGGGAGCGTGTAAAAATATTAAAGAATATAAAAATAGAATATATGCCAGAATGGTTAAAAAGACTGACAAAGACTGACATCCGCAATACCCTTGCCATTATTATAGTAGTTGGGAGCTTTTTGCTTTTGTATCTATTGCAAGTAAAGCCGATACCTGAGCAGAATCATGATTTAGTATTAACGGCTGGTGGCTTCATTTTTGGGGGTGCATTGGCTGGTGTGGTGGGTTACTATTTCGGAGCTACTAAAACGGATAAGAAGCATGACACCGAAGGATAAAGAGATGCATTTTTGGGCGGGTGTATCCGTTAGCATTGCGGCCCTTGTGCTATTCAAAGCTGTCGAGGTGCAGCATTGTTATCTGTGGGTGCTTACGGCTGTGGTTACGGCTGCCATCGGAAAGGAGGTTAAGGATTTAATGGATTACGGAAAATTCGACTGGAGAGATGCGGTTTACACAATCGTTGGAGGTATGGCAGGTTTTTTACTTTCATTCTTTTAATATGAATAAATATATATTCTTTTTGTTCTTTTTGGCATCATGTGCAAACCCTAATAAGTTGCACAAAATGATGGATAAACTTCCGGAAGCTACGGCGGATGAATGTGCGTATAGGTTCCCAATAAAGGAAACAATACAAACAATTACTGAAGTTGATACCGCTTTATTACATCAATATGAAACTGAATTTAATTACATGGCCATGCTGATTGACAGCCTGCTTTCAGCTAATTGCGATACGGTGCATATTGATAAGATCAAAGAGGTAATTACTAAAATACCATGCAAGCCGATCACAAAGGTCATCATTAAGACTCAGGAAAATACGGCGAAACAACAAGTAATAATTGATAGTTGCTCAAAGGTCAGCAAAGATTTAAATGATAAATTGGATAAGCAGACACAAATATCAAACGAGCTTACGGCAAAATTGAATAAGGTTAAGGGGCAGCGTAATTGGCTCATTTGGTTAGTTATAGCTTTACTTTTTTGGACATTCCGTAAAGTTATTGCTTTACTCATAAGAAGATGAAAAAAATAGACATAGCTCGTGAATACAGATTAAAGTATGGCATGGATATGCCAACATTAACGCTGGCCCGAATTATGTACAATGAGAATGTAGAGGCGTTTATGTCAGTCGATCATGCAAGGTCAACGTTAAGAGTTATTGAGGGTAAAGCTGGTAACAAAATGAGATCTGAAATAAAAGATAAAAGTTTATACATGACCGAAGAAAGACCCAAAAACCCGTGGAAGCTGCCAGAATCTGAAGAAACTAAATACGAGCCGTTTCACATTAAAGAAAAAAAGATAGCTGTTTTAAGCGATGTGCATATTCCTTACCATTCTATTACTGCTTTGTCTGCCGCCCTTGATTTCATACAAGCTGAAAAGCCGTCGGCAATCTTATTGAATGGTGACATACTGGACTTTTATCAGCTTTCCCGATTTGGCAAAGATCCGCGCAAAAGATCGGTTGCTCATGAGTTACAGGCGGCTCGTGAGTTTTTAGATGTATTGGCGCAATTCGGTGCAAAGATTTATTACAAGATAGGCAATCATGAGGAGAGGTACCAGCATTATCTGATGATGAAAGCGCCGGAGCTTTTAGGCGTTCAGGAATTTGAATTACAGCATCTTTTGGGATTAAATGAGCGGGGCATTGATCTGATCGGGGATAAGCGTATTATAAAGGCCAATGATTTAAATATAGTACATGGCCATGAGTTCGGTCAATCAATATTCAGTCCGGTGAATGTGGCGCGTGGATTGTTTTTGAGGGGCAAGGTATCGGCCATGCAAGGTCATAATCATTCCGTTTCAGAACATACTGAAAGCAACATGAATGGAGATATTGTGACAACGTGGTCACTCGGATGCCTTTGTGAGCTCAATCCGGCCTATCTGCCCATCAATAAATGGTCACATGGATTTGCAATGGTTGACTTATCGGACAACGGTAAAGACTTCCATGTGCGTAATTATCGCATCCATAAAGGTAAAATCTTATGACAGACGAAGCCAATATACATACTGAATTTATACCGGTTGATAATGAGCTGTTGCAGATTATCGAGGTTGAGTGTATGTTATTGGCTACCATTGCGGATATATGTGATGCTGAATATCGGACTTATGATCAAGAGATCGAGGACATGAATGTAATAAAGGGAAATGCTTACAAGGTCATATTTGCGGCCCAAAAGAAACTATTAAAATTTATTAAAGACTATGAACAAGGGAATTCCGATAATTCGAAAGTTTGAAGGGTTGAAACTTCGCGCCTATTTATGCCCGGCGGATGTGTGGACTATTGGATATGGTAATACATTTTATGAGAATGGTAGCAAAGTTCAGGAAGGCGAAAAGATAACATTAGATCGTGCGGATAAATTATTATTCTTTGTAGTTACAAAGTTTGAGGCAGAGGTTAAAAAACTTGTTAAGTCTGCAATAAATGATAATCAGTTAGGTGCGCTCACATCCTTTGCCTTTAATGTAGGGGCCGGCAATTTAGCTAAAAGTACACTACTTAAAAAGGTCAATGCCAATCCTAATGATGTGACAATCCGTGATGAATTTATGAGATGGACTAAGGCCGGTGGCAAAGTGCTGAATGGTTTGGTTACAAGGCGCAAAGCCGAAGCTGATTTATATTTTAGTATTTGAGCCGCTGAGGGATTCGAACCCTCATCTCCCTGACCAATCAGGGGCGTTATCCCGAGCCGGTATTCATTCCCGGTTACGCCAAGCGGCTATCCAACTGCCATCCCCTTTAAATTACTAATTACTTACTAAAGTTAATAATAATTAAATGGCAATGTTTTTAAAAACCTATTTCATCTCTTTGTATATCAGCTATGCTTTTAAATAACTGAATCTCATTTTTAAAGTCCAGATCACAAGTCATAAGCGATCCATTCCGCTGCTTCATTATCCTTATCCTGCGCTTACCTTCATAACTTTGATCATTAGCCAGCTCGGCATCATTAGCTCCCCAAAGCATAAGGATTAGGTCGGCATCCTGTTCAATGGCACCTGATTCTCGTAATGCCGATATTGGCGGTGGAACGTCCCATGTGCTATTTTTTACACCATCCCGGCTGAGCTGGGATAGGGCAATAATTGGTATTTCAAGCTCTTGTGCAAGGTTTTTAAGTTCCCGGCTAATTGTCGCAATCTCTTGTTCCCGGTTGTTTTTGCTTTCACCATGCATGAGCTGAAGGTAATCAATAACAATCAAGCCGATGTTGTGTTTCTTTTTTAACCGACGTGCCTTAGCTTTTAGAGATCGTAAATTTACGGCATTAGCGTCATCAAAGAATATATTGTAACGGCTCAGGTTGTTGGCGGCTTCTGTTAGCTTTTTGTATTCAAAGTCCATCAAGCTGCCGGTCTGCAATTTATTCAAAAAAACATCGGATTGCGCTGCAAGCATTCTAAGGGCTAAATACGGGGCTTTCATTTCAAGTGACCATACACCTACACCTGCACCATTGAGGGCCGCATTTCGCACCAAATTGAGCGCAAACGCTGTTTTACCTACGGATGGGCGCGCCGCCACGATAATCAGGTCACCGGGTTGCCATCCTCGTGTACTTTTGTCAAGATCTGAGAAACCTGATCGGATGCCAGTGATATGGCTGCCCGATGCTTTCCATTGATCTATCTTTTGTAAAGTGTTAACCAAAACATTTGAAATGTGTAAAGTGTCGGCGGCGTTGTTGTTTGATAAGGTCATGATCTGCTTTTCAGCAAGATCGATCAGCTCAAAGCAGTCTGTTTCCGGATCGAGAGCTTTGGCGGTTATTTCGGATGATACTGATATAAGCTTTCGAAGGGTGTACTTTTCATGAACGAGCCGGGCATGGTTAACGATGTTTGCAGAGGATACGATAGCATTGGTGAGCTTTACAAGTTCGTATGGTCCGCCGATTTCATCGAGGTGGCCGGCCTGTTTCAGTTCTTCGGTAACTGTCACGAGGTCAATAGGTTGGTGTTTCTTTTGAAGGTTAAGGATGGAAGTGAATATCTTTTGGTGAGCGGTGACATAAAAGCTATCCGGGGTTAGTAGTTCGGTAACTTTGTCGATTGCATTAGATTCGATTAATATCGCTCCCAGTATAGCTATTTCAGCATCCTTTGCCTGTGGCTGTAATCCTTTCATGGTCATTTATTTAGCTGTTCAAATCTTTCCCTTTCGCGCTGCCATTTAGCTCTATTGGCCGCTGCTATTTTCTCATGTTCATCTAACTGCTTATTATCTTTAGCTTTCCATGCTTTGATATATGCAGGTATTGAAGCTTCCCAGTTAACTATTCGTGAG